CAAGTAATTTAAACTCACTCTTAAGTGCAACATATAGCCTTTTATGGATTGCTGACATCACTCTGGAACCACGTTCTAGTAGAGCGACAGTCGTTCCAACAGCTGCTTGTTGGTTGCCTTCACCGACCTGCATATCAGCAATCGAGGCAAATCTCTGACCTGCCTGAACCACAATCCCCATTAATTGTAATAATGTAGGTGATGGTTCTTTGTATGGTAGATTAAAAAATGAATCTTTTAAACTTCCACCTGGAGCGTCAACATCTTTCCACTCTCCTGGTTGTAATGGTTGTGCTTCATCTCTGATACGTACGCCTCGTTGCTTAAATCCTGCCGGTAAATTTGATAATGTCCCTGCATCTAATAATTGACGGAGAGCCGCAGTTGCAGTACGACTCAATCCGCCAATCATGTGAATGAGTCCAAAACCGTAAAATCCGAGTCCTGGCAGAAACTTAAAGTGGACAAAATATTGGATTTTCTTTTTGTTTGGATCATTGGGTGCAAAGTTCCTTCTAATAGAAAGAACTGTTCTACTACCTTCCTCGATTGTAACGATGTAAGGTAATTTTATTCCTGTTGGTTCTCCATCTTCACCAACTTCTTCGAAACCTTCTAGATCTAAATTTACATGGCATTCAAGTAATGTATAAACATCTTCTTGCTTACCAACTTTTTTAGTTCCAGCTAGTTCCTTTTCTTTTTCTTCAACTTTATCTTCAATGATTGCAGGTTTTCCTAAATCAATATCTCGATAAAATCCGGAAACTTGTTGTTTTCTTAATTCGTTTTCTGGTAATTTTAAAACATGAATAATGGCTTCCGCATCATCTAATGAGGTTGCTGAATACGGAACCACTAAATCATCCGCTTGAACGAACTTTGATACAGCTCGTTGAAGTAAATCGTCATAATAAATTTTTTTAAATGTAGAACCTGATAATGGTAAATGAAATAACATTTGATCGAACTCTGGCTCGTATTCTTCCATTTGATCCATTAACTGATAGTTCATGAAATTTTTAACTCTTTGTGATTGTTGTTCTTTAGGTGGAGTTGATAAACCCATAACTTGAGTTCTTACCGGTCCATCTGATGGTAATAATTCTTTATAAGCCATAGCTTGAAACTGTGTAACAGCTTCAGCTAAAACTGGGTGAGTCGCACCACTTGCTCCTTGGAAAGGTTCTGTTCTAACTCTGTATTTAAATCCTAAAAGATCTAGTCCTTTAATGTAAGTATCTTCCCATTCTTTTCTGGACATTTTATAGTCCGTGTAATCTGCTTGCATCTCTGATCCAATTGGATTTAAGACATCATCGGGAAGTAAGTCTGCTAAATTATCAAAATGTTCTTCAGTTCCGGGGACCTTGATTCCTGAATCAGGATCAAAGTTTATTTCCATTCCCCCATCAGGAAGCTCGGTTGCTTCAACGTTGTCTGATTCTACTAATTTTGTCTCGTCCGATACTTCTATGTCCATGTCTGGTGCAACAACAGAGGGTAGATCTGTATTCGGGAGATTCTTATCAATTTCTGCCATTAATAACTCCTGGACGTATTATACCATCATACACGTTAGATTGCAACCCTTGTGGCATAGGTCCTTTTTCAGGTGGAACAGTTTTAGTTAAACCACCTTGATAGAACATGGGTCTTTGTAAAGGGTGTAAATTAGCGGGTGAAACAGGAGGTCCTCCTGCATCCAGACCAATTCTTCCGCCTTCGGCTTTTTCAACTCCATAAAAAGTGTCAAAAAAATCTTCTACGTCTGGATTATGATGCTGACCATAGTCATCGGTAATATCAGTATGATATTCCTCTTTTTTTCGAGTAGACCATTTATCAGTTTTTTCTTTAAATTTTTTATATTTTTCTGCTCCTTCTGCTGTTCCTTTATACATAGGATCATTTTTAAATCTGTTTAATATATCATCAACACTCCATCCACCCATATCAGGTATATGTTCAAATTTTACTTTATGACCCGCTTTTTGTAAGGCCTCTAATATGTATGATGAATCCTCAGGAAGAATATCGTCATAAAAGTCAACGGACTTTGGTAAATGTTTTTTCTGTCCCGTTGCTAACTTTTTCAAAGTGTCTTCTGGATATCTACGAGTTGCTCTTACATCTTTCATAATACCAACCAAAGTTTTTTGAGCAGCTTTGGATAAACCTTCAACATCAAAAGCACCGCCCCATTTACCAGTGGCTACTGGACCCGCGTCTGTCATTACATCGCTATCATCAATAAATGTTCTTAATCTCATTACTACATCGTGACTAGGTTTAACTTTAGTTGCTGCCTTAAACACACTTCCAAGTCCAAGTGTTTTTAATGCCACCATTAAACCACCAGTCCCTACCATGGTATTAAAATCTCTACGACTTTGTCCAGAGTCCGTTAATTTTTCATCTACTAATTTATTTAAAGTTTTTCCATCTTTTACCTTACCCATTGCTTTACTAGCTTTATTTAATAAAAATTGTCCTGCTTTAAATGCGCCACCGGTTGGTACTGCTATTTCAGTTCCAAGACCTAAAATATTTCCAACTGTTTGAGCATCGTCCGGTCTTTTTTCTCCCATGCCTTCAACCAAGGATGTTAGTCCAACATTCTCGGACCATGAACCGGGAGTAATGTTTTCTAATGCCTCCCCAAACATTTCTTTTTTAGGGGGTTGTTGAAGCAACTTACTTCCTAATTCTCCTGCTGCTAAAGGAAGTTTAGATAAAGTTTCAGCAGAATTAACCAGTCCTTGTAAAGCTTTACCACCGTAATAAGGCCAGCTACGCGCATCTACCATATCACCGACTCTGCTCATAATTCCTTTACCTTCTTTAAAACCAACACGTCCGCCTTTAGCTTTCCCTGGTCCGTGGTTCATATAATCATTCCATCCTATAGGACCGTTCATATATTCATCTAAAGTAATTACACCTTGATCATCATAACCACTACTAAAAAAATAATCTCTCATCCATGCTTGACTAGGCGTGTCTCCTTCTGCAAGACCAATTCTGCCGCCTTCAGCTTTTCTTGGAAAATATATATCTGCAAATTCGATTATCGTCATACCACTTCCTTCTTCTCCCCCTACTTCTGGAGAAAAAAATTTATCTTGAACCATTTTCCAATAATCTTTATAGCCTGTACCACCTCCACCTTGGTACCCGGATCGCGTTTCTCCGAGCATACCAGCTAAACCGCCTTCTGCGTGTTTAGTAGAATGCTTACTATATTTTTCTGCAAATATTTCCTCTATATCTTTTTTTATTTGTTCATCACTGGGAAATTGATATGGTTCTGTTTTTTCCACTTTTGGTTTTGGTTTTGGTGGTTTAACTATTTTTTCTAAAAAATCTCTTTTTCCTTGATTGAATTTACCGCTTGATAATTGTTTTATAATAAAACCTAATCCTGATCTTAAGACTGAAGATGGTATAGGAGGTGGTTTACCCCATTCATCTTCTTCCATTTTTATAGAATTTTTATAGTCTTGCCACATTTGTGCAAAACCTTCTTTAGGAGACATGTTGTTGTATCTTGTTGCCCAGTCAAATTCATTAAACTTATCTTGGAAATATAAATCACTTCCAGTAAATCCGCCTTCATCAAATTTTTTAGGAGGATATCTTTCATAGTCTCCTTCATTTAAATATAAATTTTCATCATCAATGGCGCTTGTCCAATCTTCAGAAATAGTGCCAGTAAATCTTTTTAAAAAATTGTCTCTTTCTTCTTTGGTAATAGCTTCTTTTTCAACGCCTTCATTTAAAGTATTTGACATTAATTGAAGATATGTTTTAGGTCCAACTCCACCCTTTATTTCTCTTAAAAAATCTAATTTTTCTTCAAAGTTATAAGGTTTAGGTTGTGGAAGTATTACACCTCCTCCTTCTCCTAATAATTGGGCAATACCACCCTCTGCTTTAAGATTAGGTGGCTTCTTTCCATAAATTCTAACAAGATCATCAAACTTAACTGTCTTACCTTCTTTTTGCATTTGTTTAATAATCCTATCTCCAATGCTCACAACTTGAGGACCTTTTGATTTCATTCCTTCAATAATTTGTTTAGATTTATCTATTTGAAGTTTAGGTTTAACAATTTCTTTAGGAACAACTTTAGGTTTAAATGTTTTAAAATTTGTTTTAAGATCTTGAGCTTTTTTAAGTAGAGCAGGAAAATTTTTTTCAATAATAGGTTTACCTGCTTTTGAAGCTTCTTGCCATGCTTTATTTAAATATTTTTGCAAAACTTTATTTTTTAAGCCTTGCTTGGCAACCCACATTAAAAATTGTGTATATCCCATTAATAATAATCCCTTTTAACCAATTCACGTTTTTCTTCGACATAATCTTCAGGGTGTGCAACAAATCCTCCTTGTCGAAAACGCATTACCGCTTGAGTCATGCTGTCGACTAAATCGTCATGATCTCCGTGCGGGAATGCAGCACATTCCTCGATAACCTCTTCAGCAAATTTTTGTTCAGGTGCCCAAATCATTCCTGACTCAAATAAAGGTGCTACTGAGTTTACTCTAGCATGTTTATCATTTCCTTTGCTCGGTGTAAAGTTAACTACTGGGATATCCATCTTTCTAAGCTCATATGTGAGTGGTAGACCTGATGCCTTAGCTTC